GTATTTGAGGTGACCATATCACCAACAATATCTTGGACTGCTTCGTGGTTTAAGCTAACGTTACCTGTGTTAACAGTAAAGTCGGTAGATGAGAATGAAGCTACACCTTTAACAGAGCTAGAAGCTTCTGCTACGCTGATACTGATTGTATCGTTTGCTGCAGTTGTTGAGATAGCACCAATACCTGTTACGGTTAGTGTGCCACCAGTACTAAAAATATCTGTGCCAGAGTTGCCAGCAATTGTAAAATCACTTGGTGGTAAACTAGCCCAAGCTAATTGACCTGCACCATCTGTAGATAAAAATTGACCGTTGCTGCCTTGAGCATTAGGGAAAGCTTGACCATCTAATACGACAGAGCCAGTACCGTTAGGTGTTAAATTGATACTACCATTTGAATCAGTAGCGGAAATCGTGTTCCCATCGATATCAATATTATCGACCTTGATGTTATTTAACTTGCTATTAGCGTCTGTGATTAATGCAGAGTTAGCAGTTAATGTACCTTTTGAGTGGTCCATCATGTCGGTGAAGTATTTACCACCGATTACGATATGGTTTACAGCATTACCATTGGTTTCTGTACCCATACCTACGTATAAGCGGTCACCACCATTACTGCCGTTGTCTTGTAAAGCTGAATATGCTAATTCACCTTGTGCTAACGTAGAGGGGTTGCCAGAAACCTCTGAACGTTTAATTCTTACGATTGATGCCATGATTTATCCTTTAATAATGACCTGACTCTAGGCTCTGATTTGTTAATTGGGTATTGGCAACCCACTTTTGTTCTTGACTTGAATAAATCAATAATGAACCGTCTTGTATATTTGTAATGTTTACATCTGGTGCAGAAGAGATATTAGTTGAAAGCCCTTGTAAACCTTGCGGTCCTTGTGGACCCATTGGACCTTGACTACCTTCTGTAATAACATTTACAGTATCTTCTGTAGTTAAAATAACGTTTAATTTTTCGTTATCAACTACTAGTGTATCGACTTCACTTACGATTACTACTTCTGGTAATGTATCGTCACTGGTTACAATAACACTGATTGGGTCATTATCGATAATTATTGTCTCTGAATCATCTACGACAATAACATCAGTTGTCATCTTGTGACCTCTGGTACGGTTGTTACAGCACCTTCAATGATACGATAAACAGAACCATCTAAGAAGACTACCTCTAAATCGTAAACACCTCTATCGAAGGTATATGCACTAGAGGCGGCAGCTGCAATCTTAATAGCAATACGTCCTTCAGCTGCGTTAGTAATCTCTAGTTTGCCGTTTTCAGTTGTAAGAGAGTCTAAGACAGTTGTATCGGTTACAGTCTTACGGATTTGCATACGTAATGAACAACCCATAAGATTTACGGGTGCTGCAGGGTTACCAGTTTTCCACTGAATAGCTTTGACAAAAGTTGAACCTTTGTAAATAGTTAATTCTATATTAGCGGGTTGCATTATGCGTCCTTAATTAATAAATACCACCATCGATATTTTGTTGTTGGTCTACGATTACTGAAGAGGTAGGTGACCAAGCACTTGTATCTCTATAATCGATGTAGTCTGCACCGTCTTCAGTGCTAACGACTCTAGCTTTTGCTACGTTAGTGTAAGTATTTGAAACTTGATAAATGACTGTACCTAGTCTGACAAACTCTGCGAAAGGTAAACCAGACATAGCGGCGAATTCAGTATTCGCTCCAGCCCTTGCTTCAGATTTGGTTTGATAAGTATTACCTAAAATAGCTACTACAGGGTTTTCTACGTCATTAGTTGCTGCAATATGTACGAGAACGAATTGATTGTTAGGTACTTCACTTAGATACCAAAAGCCATCCACTTCGTGACTATACGCAGGTCGCGTACCTGCAAAATAATAAGGGCTATTAGTTGGTAAGATAAGCGGATAAGCACTGACAGGTGTTTTATACCAGTTTGCTGTTTCCCCACCATGTCTGTAATAGACAGGAGCATTTAAAACGGTAGATAATGTCTGAACGTCACCGTCAATAATATCAATAACTAAATCTTCGTCAGCTATCTGTCCAGAATCACAAGCAAACTGAGCGTGTGAACCTGAGTTACCAGTAGCGTCTACATAGAAGTTATATAAACGCAGACCTTTTCTGTACTGAGCGCCTAATGATAGATGTAGATGCTTATGTGTAGCACCATCCATTACAATCCCGTGACGTTCATCGGCAAAATATACATGCTCTTGTGTTTCAGCTTGCCAATATACTAACGCTACTAATGCCGTATCTAAAAATAATTCTGAGGTAGGTGTAGTCGTGTAATGTAATTCACAATCAGGATAAGTGAAATGAATAAAATATAGACCCGAAACATCTGGTAATTGAATAGATTCAGATTGTTTCGTAAATTCTTTTGCATGTAGCCATAACGAAAATTCGTTATTTAAACCTGAAATAGTGAATGTCCTAGTTTCATCGTCAAAAGCTAACTGAGAAGTGGAGCGTGTTTCAAAGCCTGTAGGTTCTTGAGTAGCAATTAAAGCTGCAGTGTCATTTGTAACAACTACGTTTTGTTCTACAATTTCCTTAGGTATTGGACTCTTAGTAGTTACCCTAGTACCGTCAGACATGACTAATACTAAATGACCAGTTTGGTTAATATCGGCTGAAACTACAGTAGTTGTGTCAGTTTGTACTTCTTTTACTTTTTCAACTGGTTCGGCTTGCTTATTTGCGATATCTTTTAATATTTGGAGATGTGCAGGAAGTTTAGGGGCTGTAACCTTTTTAACAGGTTGCTTCTTTTCTTCAATTTTTATAGCACCTAAACCAGCGAAAATCGCCTCTTCTTCTGTTTGTCCTTTAGCGAGTGCAGCATTGGCTACTTTTGCAAATAACTCTCTCAACTTAAGGGATTTCCCCTCTACAGCGGGAATAGTTTTGCTTGCGCTCCACGGCATACGTTCTCCTTATAAACAAGAATAACCCCGCTGTTTAGGCGGGGTATTTATAGAACTATTATATCACATAAATAGCCATAATTCAAGAGTAATTAGAATTAACCTGCGTTTTCTAAGTTATTACTTGACGTATCAGTACCTGATGGATTGGTTGCAGTACCTTCACCAGCTGTTGCAAAACCGTCACCACTACGAGAGGTATTGGCTGGCATTGCTTCTAGGTTTGGTTCTTCATCTTCTGGAAGAGCATCAATACCGACAGATTCACGAATACGGTTTAGTACATCGCGGTCAATTTCAAGCATACCTGTACTTGCGTAACGTTGGACAGCTTTACTGAATGATTCTAAATCTTCTGTTTGGATATTATCAAAGTCCATGTAACCCATACGAGATGTATCCCATCCGTTAAGTTCGTAGGTTTGACGAATTAAGTCATCATTAATAACCTGAGTAATTTTCTTGAGCATTGCTTCAGCAGCGTTACCAGATAATGAACTCTTAATTTGACCTAATGCAAAAGAACCACCACCAGTTTGACCCATAGTTAGCAAATCTGCGAATAAAGAGGTAAGAATTAAATTCTTGTAGTACTCTTTAATCTTGCTAGTGTCCATTGCCTTACTACCATTCAAGCTGAGTAATTCTAAGCTGAATAAAGGCTGGCGCGTATCTTGGTCGTAAGCTTGTGGTAGAATCAGTGCAGATTGTTGGTTAACCTGAAGGTTACGCATTACGTTTTCGTAGTAAGCACGAATAGCTTTCTGGTCTGGAGAAGCATCGGCAGCTAGATACTGAGGTGGCAACTTGAGAACTGGAAGACCAGCTAAATCTTTTGCTACACCGTTAGCTTCAATCTCTTCAATCACTGATAAGAAACGCCATGCTAAGTAAGCGTCACGTAATGGAGATTTACCGTAAGGGTCACCTTTGTGCTTACCAGCTCTAAATAGCATAATCTTGCTACGTGGTAGCACGACTGCGTTGTTGGAGCGTTGTGAGTAGCGGTTATATGGGTCACTTACTTGCGTAAGGTCTTGACGTACACCGATAATTTCGTTACCGTCATCTGAGAAGACAAAGCGTTGAATAGTTTCTTGATTACGAATTGGAAGTTTTCTCCAACCGATTAAACCATCGTTATACTTAGAGCCGTTCTCTTTTGTGCGTCTACGATAGACCTTCTCGTGTACGGAAAAGCCATATACGTTAGAGCTTAGGGCTTCACTGATAAAATCAGCCCATGTCTGACCTTGTAAGTCATTCATCATTTCGTTAATGATTCTGGCTTGGTCTAATTCGGCAGGGGTTGCATCCTTAGGAGCTTTAAATTTCCAATCTGCCTTACTGACGAGTGTATCGAACAGAGTTAGTGCAGAGTTAATAGTACCGTGATAAGACATTTGCTTATACGTTTGGATACTGTTTGGAAAGTTTAGCTCTTTCTTAATTTCATCCTGAGTTACACCAGCATAGACGTTTAAGCCTAAGTAACCAGCTTCTGATAATTTAAATCGTTCTGGTGTGTCACCCATTGTGGCTTTTTCAATAGTCTCTTGTTTCTTTGGTCGTGCCATTCAAAGGCTCCTTAGTTAAAGTCCGATAGTTGTAAATTGAGGCATTGACAGTGACTGCGTTGGCATACTATCAAAAGGGTTAGAACCTGTTAAATCAGGCAATGAGAATATTGGAAGCGATTGCTCTTTGTTCAAAAGTAACATACAGTCACTACAGCAGTCAACTTGGTCATCCTTTTTCTTAGGGTCACCATCAAAAACTTCTAGTTCATCAAAGAAGTCTTTATTCCAGTTAGCTTTTACGATATTTACGAATCCAGCTTGAGCAATACTTGAGAATGGAGCAAAACGTGTAATCTTAGACTT